GAGTATTTCCGACTTGATCTCTTGCAAGTCGCGGGTGATGTCAAAAATTGACATTGCCTCAAGTGGGCTGGTGTGTGGCTCTGGGTCGCAGGGAAAGTCAGCAAATGGGATGTAGCTAGCCGGCAAATTCCTGACAACTTTATAGCCACCGCCCATGCAGCAGACTTTGCGCAGCTCGGCAATGCCATCACCATCAAAGTCAACGCGAGAATACGCCTCGATGTAAAGCACTCTGCGCATCATTGGGTTGGCAGCGTCATTTGTGCCGAATGTTGTGGACAGTGGCTGACGGGCCAAATACTCATCATTGCTGTCCAAGTCGGTTGAAGACATGTTCTCTTCAATTTCATCCTGGTCATAACCCATGGCCAACAAATCAGCCATGGTGGCCATCTGCCGGTGGGCAATGATGGTCGAATCGTCAAATGATCTTGCGCGTCTGTCTAGCAGCAGCTCCTCGGGTGGCACGGCCATGATCCTGATCCGGCCATCCTTTGTGATGCGCTTGATCTGCACATCGTGGATCATCGGTGCAGGCATCACCATGGGCTGGCCAGTGGTGGGGTCAACAGTTGTCAGTTGCGCTTCATCAATCGCTGGGTCTGGATAAGACACCACAATCTTGACCTCTGCACCAGGCTCTTGCATCAGCATCTCTAGCGTCTGGTCATCTAGGCCGGTGTACTCTTCAATTCGGACTTGCTCTTCGTCTTCCCACCAGAATTTGGCAATGCCGCACTTGCGAACCAATGCATCCTTGAAAATTGCATAGCTCGTTAAAAATCCATTGTTATCGTTTTGGAAAATGTAATTGGCGTAGTCCGTGGCCTGCTGGGCCATCTTGATGTCCTCGGGTCCTCTGGGACTGAATTCCACAACATTCTCAGAATTAAAGAAAACCCGCATCAGGCTTGGCAGCATGGCCGAGACAGTGTCCCGCACCTCCATAGCCACCACCTTGCTGTTGCCTTCGACCTCATTGCCAAATAAATCACCGCGATAGTACTCAGTCCCCTTGGCGCGTGTGGGTGAAAGATCACTGTCCACATAGCTGATGGCATCGGTCAGGTCTTGCGTGATGATCGCTTGCAGTTCCATGTCATCCATTGGCTCAGTGGCTGCAATGTCGGTGGATAAGTTTTCTGTAATTTTTTCAATCATGGCTGTGCCTTTAGGTAAATCGCATTGCCTGAATTTTAGTCTTTAAAAGCCAAACCATGCCTTCGCATATTCGGGTCGATTCTCTCTGAGCCACGGCAGCGCATCCTCGTGCAACTTCTTGCCATCAAAGCCAATTGTATTTCTGCCAATTTGGTGGACATAGCTTGCGCTCACAAAATGCGCATAGCCTTTTTGGATTAAATCCATACAATGCACATCGTCGCTGTACCAATTCAGAGGGGGAAACTTTGCCTCTTCAAATGCATCACTTGATATCCATGCAAAGATTGGGCTAATTTCTTGGACCATTTTTATGTGGGACTCAGACGGAAATTTGTAGAATTTCAATCGCTCACCAGGCTGGGAAACGCGCACATTCTGACAAGGCCGCGCCGCATCGCATCTTGCCGCCACCCACCCAGCTTTGTAGCTATTCATGGTCCTGACAATATCAACATCCTCCATCAGCACATTTACGCTGCTTGGGGTCAGCACCACATCGTCACTGGCCACAATGCATGATGACCAGTCCTTGAGCGCAGCAGTGATCACCTCGTTGTAGTCATCGCCAAAGTTTTTGGGCTGGCCATAGATTTTGAAGTCAGCTTGAAAGTTCTCAATGACCGACTCTGGGCCGCGCAAGTAAACCGGACACTCTGGTGCGTATTGCTTGATTGACTCAAGTAACACGGCCAGACCATGGCCCCTGACAGTGGTAATGACAATTGGACAGATCATTTTTTTGCTTTGTTCCTAGCTGAAATATTTGCCGCCTTCGCCTTGGCGTCTGCCTTACTGCTGGCGCCCCATGCCTTCAATGACAGCAGCAGCCTAGTTGGCTCACCGCCCTTCATCTCAGGACCAGGCATGTTGCCCATGCGTGCCAAGAATGATGCACGCCGTGGGTTGTCGCCAGACTTAACTGGCGCCTTCAAGTTCATGCCCTCGGCCTTCGCGCTGGCGCGGCCTTTGGCATTTAAACCACCGGAGGGGCTTTTGCCCTCTTTGCGCTGCCAAGCTGGGGTCTTCATTTTTTCTTCACTGGCTTGGCGGTTTTAGCCGCTGCTTTAAAGTCAGAAGCGCTTGGCGCACCTTTGGCGCCAGGCTTCCTCATCTTTTCTTTCGAGCCAGCAGCGATTCTTTCGCGTTTAGCATGAATGTTTGCATATAGACCTTTCATTCGTCTTCTCCCTCTTCATAGTCTTCACCCTCTTGCTCACCCGTATTAGGGCCGCCCACCACCCATGCATCGCATGTTCTGCTGGCCGCGCACTTGAAGTCAAAGATTTCGCAGTAGCCAAGGTCGGCCAGCTTGATCGTTCCCCATGGGTCAGCTTCCATGCCAATGCCTTGGGCGATACAGTTCTTGATCTTGTCGGACACATTGAATGCCGCGCAGTTGCCGCATAGAGACTGCTTTGCGTCATCCATGCTGACATCCCACTGATCAGCCTTCTTGCGCCAAAACGCCTCATTGGGCAGCTTGGGATTCTCAGGACCATAGGCCGCGCTGGTAATTGCCTTGGCCCGATTCTTTAGGTTTAGCGTGATGTCTTGCGTGGGCATGGGGCAGTTCTCGCCTGCGCTCATGTCCTCGCCCTCTTCTTTGTCCATGACTTGGCTCATGGTGCGCTGCATGGTGGCCATTATTTTTTCGCCTTGTTCTTTGCTGTGCGCTGACCGCGCATGGGCATCTTGGCCTCAGACATTGCAATGGCAATGGCCTGCTTGGGATTCTTGACCACTGGGCCGCCTTTGCCGCTGTGCAACTTGCCAGCACCAAATTCACCCATCACCTTGCCGACCTTCTTTTGCGCTTTAGACATTGCCTTCATGGCCATCCTCCTGTTGTTTGTGGATATGTGAATTATGCAACTCTGACAAGGTTTCTGCGCAGTGGCTGGCTCCACTTGCTCGACCCCGTGCTGCCGTACATCCCTGCAATGGCGTCACTTGCAAAGGTCAGCACAAAGGCATCAGCCTTGTCCGGACTTGGCAGGCCGCGCCTCTTGATCTCGTCTTTCCCCTCAATGGCGATCTTGCCGTTGCTGGTGAAACTGTAGCGAACTGTGGCCAGCTCGGCAATCAGCACATCATCCTTTGGCATCTTGCAGTCCCGAGCTTCGAGCCAGGCACGCGCTTTGTACCAAAGCTCGGCCTTCAGATTCCTATAGGTCCCGCCCATGGCTGGTGACTCCGAGACATTGATGCCTCTGACCGGCAGGCCCAGCTCCCGCAGCCGGTCCACCACCCCAGCCCCAAGGCCGATGCTATCGACCAAGATTTCTTTTGGCTGCGCACTTGGCGCCAGTGCCTGGTACTCGGCCACGATCGCCCCAGTCAGTTGCATTAGGTCCAGATTTTTCCATGTCCGGATATTCTCAGTGACCGCATTGCCTTGGCGCTTGCATAGCGCTGACCGGTCTGATCCAAACCGCGCCACATCCAAGCCCCAGATCATGGGCGCGTAGTCGCTTGGCGCCACATCCCGCGTCACCGCACTTTCCAGCAAATCCATGGCAATCACTGTGTCGTCATCACCCTTTGGGAATTCCCCGATCACCCTGATCCGGTAGACGTTGCTTTCCTCGCCGTAGCGCATGGCCATCTCTTTGACATACTCATCCGACACCCGTGGCGAGTCAGTACATGCCACTTGGAATGTGGTCCACTCATCACTGAGCCTCGTATGCGTGTCGTAGAAAAACCCACTAGACCTCACCGGATTCCCTAAAAGCAGCGTCACCGCGTTGTGCCCCGACATCGATCCAGCTGCCGCCTCGAACACTTGCTCTGGCACGCCAGACGCCTCATCGGCCACCAGCATCACATTCTCACTGTGAATCCCCTGCAAGGCTTCAGGCTGCTCGGCCCTGCTAGTCCTTGCCGAGATAAACATCTCAGTGGGAGCCGCGTTAAATTCAATCCTCTCTTGCTTGACAGTTAAAAGCCCCTGCAAGGGCAAAGGCATCGCGTTGATCCAGCGCTTTAGCTCTGCAAACATCGCGTCATACAGCTGGCTGCTTGTTGGCGCCGTGACCACCACCTTGACCGGTGACCTGGTCATAAAGTACCAGAGCATGGCCCAGCTGCTTGCCGTACTCTTTCCCACCCCGTGGCCGCTTCTAACACTTATCTTCCGATCCCCCCGCGCAATCGCCCCAAGAAACTTCACTTGCCATGGGTCGGGGTCAACCCCCAGCACCTCACGCACAAACAAAACCGGATCAGGCTGATACCTCTGCACCCACTGCGCAAACACATTTTCTTTACTCATGGATGGATCGTCTCATAAATGGCCCATGCTTTAGGACTCATCGCCCACTTATGCGCATCCAGCTCATCTTTTCTCACCAGGATCAGCAAGTGATATGTCATCGCCAGGTCAAACTGATCCCTCTCAATTGCCTCCATCATCCTGATCCTCAGGTCCAGCATCACCACACTAAGATGCAAAGCAGTCAATAAATCAGTCATTTCATCCTCGCTTGCTTTAAATGCCGACCCGTCTCTCGATCGGTCCAGCACGATGCACAAATCCACCTTGTCGCACTCATCTCCACCCCACCCTCCGGTGGCTTTTCCCTCAAGCACTTACCGCACATCTGGAGCTTATGCGCGTACATATTCCCATTCAACCTCACATGGTTGTTCACAAAATTACTCTTCATTTCCTTGCCGGACATTCCCGCCCCTGGTTGCAATCCTGATGGCATGGTGGACACTTCCTGTCAATAAAATCATATTCATTGATCCAAAGCCTAGAAACTAATCCACAGCTCGGACCAGTGTATTCTGGTGGATTATCTTTCTTTTTGAATATATTAAATAGGCTGAATATATTCATTGAAGCCTCTGCACTCGGTTATTTTGGTGTATTAACCACCGATCACCCAATATCCTTAATGCCTTGATATATTGCAGTTGATTATGTCTATTCGTGCTTCGTGGCACATAATCGACATTGAATAACTGCCGCACCTTAATCAATAACTTAATATTCATATCACCCCCACTATTCTGTTTATATCCACCCATGTGTGCCAGGTCGTGTGGCCGTCTGGACTCATCAAGGTGCAAAACACTTTTTGGTCTTTAGTCTCATCAGTGTCTAAGACTATCCACTCCTGGCCATCAATGATCACTGTTGCCTGCTTCGTTTTCATGGTGTGTGCGTGTAGTTGGTGAAGTTGACATTTTTGCACAAATTGCGTTATTTGTTAACTACCTCAAAATTTTTTTAGAAAAATTTTTTTTGTAGGTGTTTAGTGCCGCCACTGTCGCCCCCGCCAAACCGGCCAAGGGGGGGGTCGCGGCCAGCAGGCGCCAGTCGGCCACCACCGACTTATCCACGGATTTTGGCCAACTTTATCCACAGATTCCTGTGCATAACTATGCTTGTAATACTTTGATGCACTTAATTCTGTGGATAACGACTTATCCACTTAACATAATGGTCATTGTATAAAGCCACTGAATCATTTGGTATTCATATCTTCGATTGTCACGCTGCGCTTGCGCAGTGCATCAAGCGCCATGCTTCCAAGGTCGATGTTGACAAGTGGCTGCTGCTTGTCGCCGTACTCATCTGGCGCCTGCTTGGAGGCCAGCCAGCGCCTTGTATCGACCCGTAGCTTGGCAACTTGCGCGTCTTGAGGCGTGGCAGCGTCTGCAATTTCCAGCGTCTGCTCTGCTAAACTTCTCCCACCTCGCGCCCGCGCACGCGTGAGGGCAGAAGCCCGCGCCTCGCCCCCTCTATCGATCCAGTCATAGAAAGCCGTGTGGCTAACACCCAACGACCGAGCCAAGCTGAGAATGGTTTCTCCCTGTGAGAGTCTGTCTAACATGGCAGTTTCGCCACCAGCTGCGTGAATCTTCTTGTTAACTTCTGTGGCTTCTTTTCGGACAAGTGCTGCTTGTTCTTTCAACCCCATCTGCCTTTCGGCAATGTTGTCAGCCACTTCTGCAAGTGTTTGTGCTTTGCGTTTTGGTTCAGCCATTCAGATAATCCTCAATTGTTTTGATTGCTTCGGCAGCTGATCTGGCGACCACTGCTCGATACCCTTTTGCATTTAACTGCAAACCTACAGCGCTTTGTTTGCTTGAAACCACACCGGCCTTGGTCTTCATCTCCACAAACAGCGCATGAAACCCGTTTTTAGGCTCTAGGACGCAAAGATCAGGCATCCCTGCTAAAACCCCTTCACTGTGCAGCCTCAAACGCTCTGAGGCCGTTCTATCGCCTCCATTTGGTATTGCCGCAATGATGATGTCTGGGTAGAACGCTCGGAAGTGCTGGACCACCTTGACCTGGTCAATGTGTTCTGTGCTTTTTCTTTTGCGTTTTAAGTCAACCACCATTCTTCGGATTCTACTGCCGAGGGTTTGGCTTGGAACATGTGGCATCGGTGCTTGACATCGGTTGGGAATGCGCCAAGACCGGTTTGGCCGCACTGGTGTTCGGTCCACTTGACTGCTGCCCATCCATTTCTGACCTTGGCCTCTTGCAGCATCCAGTGCAGCGGCTTTGCGTTGACCTTGCGATGCCTCTCCAGCTGATCGGCTGGCATGGACAGGCGCTGCTCAACATTTACCGCTTTACTGCACTGGTGGCAGAAAACGCGCTCATCTTCGGTCCATTTATCCAAATGTGAATAATCTGTGGATAACTTTTCAATTTGCTCGACCATGTAAAACCTCCAAAAAGGGTCAAAAGTAAACCGGTATGACCAAAGGAAATCTACCGCTTTACCGCTTTACTTTTCACCATCACAAAACTGACCAGATTGGCCTGTGGATAAGTGGGTCTACGACCCCCACTTATACCAACAGACCTGCCTTTATCTAAACCGGTATACCGGTTTACTACCGGTTTACTACCGGTTTACCGGTTTACTTTATTTGAACCCATCCAGAGCTTGCTTGGTCCAGACAGAAGCGCTGAAAGATGGCCGCCCCTACTGCTCTTCTGGCATAGCTTTGGTCTGCCATGGGCACTGCGCTGTAGATGTCTTGCCACTCCAGCTGGTGCATCCCTGCCAGCTCTTTTGGCACTGATGGCCTGCCTGAGCCTCTGCGCATGATGACGGCGCCTTTGGCGTTGATGATGGACTGGACAAAGTTGCAGGCAGCGTCTGCCGCGTCTTGGACTTGCTGCTGCCGTTTGTCGCTTTGTCGGTCATTGGCTGCTTGCCTTCGGTCATCCTCTGATGACTTCTCTGGGACGACCAGTAGAACCATTTGCTCTTGGATATCGCCGTCTTCATCTAAGACTGTGTCGGCAAAGACATCTGATTGGAATTTGATTTCTCTGAAGTTGGGCTGGTATCTTGTTTTAACCAGGCGCATGTAACGGGTCTTGGTTTCGTCTTCAAACAGTACGCCGGTCAATGTGGCATCACCGGTGAATGCGCTGGCGCCACGGGCTGTGGCATCTGAGTCGGCCTTTGATATGGTCTTGTTGGTGTGTGTGATGATGCAGACTGGCGTGTCCAGCTGGATGTAAATGGTCTGCTTTAGGGCTGCAATATAAGCACCGACCTCTGAGTTGTCATTCTCATTATCAATATCCATGGTGGCGTTGGCCGTGTCAAGGACCAATAATGGCCTGATATTCTCAATCGTGTGGTTTATTACATTATGCGCAAGCATGAGTAAATCCTTCACATTAGATCGCTTAGCATCGATGATGACAAACCAATCTGATAATGCTTGTGACTTAATCCCATAATGCCGCGCATATCCAGTTAATGTCCTTTCGACTTGGTCACTGTCTTCAGTCACGATAATGGTCTTGCGTTTTTTGGTGGCCGTGAGTTCGCAGTCCTTGGCTTTGAGGCCAGCCATGACCATGCACAAACTGATGACAGCTGTGGTCTTGCCTATGCCAGGCTGACCGGCCAGCACCATGAAGCTGTGCGCCCAAAAGCCTTTGACCATGTACCGAATGGGTTTGATCTGGCCGATGGACAGAGTTCGCTCTGGCCAGCCTTGTGGTGCGTCTTGGGCCACTGGCGCATCCCCTTGGGCCTGACTGATCACGGCTGCAAAGTCTTCCACCGCCGACTTGCGCTCGGTCTGCTTTGTCGGTGGCTCCCAGCCGCAGTCCTTGGCGTGCTTGAAGAGAGTGCCGATGCCAACACCCTTGCCCTGGTGAAAGCTCTTCCAATGCGTCTCAATGTCTTTAGTTCCGGCAAACTTCTGGCCAGCCATGGACCATGTCATCCATGGGCCGAGGCCAGCTTCCCCGAATTCTGTATGCAGCGCTTGGCCAATCTCGATCCACTGGTCGTAGTCACAATCTGGGCTGATGTGGTGCAAAGCCTTGACGGCACGATCAATGTCGCTGTCTTCAAGCCTTGCACCCAATTGGGTGAAGTCAAATGATTGGCTAACTACTTTTGTAGTAACTGGCTCTTGCAGCTGGTGCTGCTCGATGATGCCCCAGTCCATTAACAATTCATGCAAATCGACTGCCTCTTGGAATTCACCGACCACAGCGTTGCCAGAAAGTAACACTGACTTGCCTGCACTGTTTGGCAGGCCGAATACTTCAAGCTCTTGGCCACCGCCCAGCTTGTACTTCGGCAGCACTTGGTCCGATTCTTTGGGTGGCTGGACCCATAGAAAGACATGACGGCCACGGCCAGAGACTGAGACCTCGGTCAGCATGTTGTTCTGCTTGACATACTTGGCCATGCGCTGGATGGCCACATTGGTGGGGCCAGATGCGTGCTTCATGTCCACATCGAGGCACACCAAATAGTTCCCTGATGCGCTGATGATGGGGCGCTGCTGGACTAAGCCAAGGTATTGGCCGTGGGGCGCGTCTTCCATAGACCAGACATCTTCAGCGTTGTAGAGGTCTGTCGGGTCTGTATCCCTAGCCACACCTTGGCCAGATCGCTTGTAGGGAATCTTTTTGCTGCCCTGTAGGGCAAAGGTACAGAACACGGCGTCAGGGGCTACAGCGCCGATTTTGCAGGCCACGTTCTGGGACTGCTGAAATACATTGTTTTGGGGTGTTTCAGTTAGAATTGGCACTGAAATTCCTTTAGTTTGGGGTTTCATGTAAGTTGCCATGAGAAGTTGACTTTTGACCTGGCAGTGTTAACGCGCTGTCAGGTCTTTTTCTTTTGGCAGGGATGTGAATTCTATTCCTTGGCCTTTTCTTTGACTAGCGAGGATGCAGCCTGCTTCTCACCGACTAGGTCTTCGCTCACTTCGACCCCAAGTTTTAAGACAGCGCTGGGGCTTTTCAGCTCCCACACTTGCATGTTGTCTTTGAATGCCTGCATGACCAGGGCTTCGTCTTTCCAAAATTTTGTCTTGCGGCCTGCACGCATGGCCCAGCCAGTGATTGCTTGGCCATTGGTCAGCTGGTCTTTGGCAGCAGACTGCACGGCATCGGCCCATGCGGCCACCAGGACAGCGTCTTCAAGCATGTCCGGCGTGATACTTGTATTGGGCTTGAAATCAAGCCTAGCGGTCTGCTGAACCTTCTCACGCATACTGGGGCAGATGGTCTTGGCCTTGCAGTACCGGCAGGCATCGACTGATGGGTTTGTAGGTGCATCGCCTGTGAGCGCCAGCTCGGCTGCGGCCTTGAGTTTGGCGCCGTGTTCGACCAAGTCTTGGCCGGACACTGTCCACTTGCTGTGGCCAACACGGGGCTGGAAGATATGCATGGTGCAAGTGATGGTGCTTGGCGCTTTGAATTGCCTCATGGCGCCAAGTGCATAGGTCAGCAGCTGCTTGTTGTCTGTGGCGTCTACCGCCACACGGCCAGTCTTTAGGTCCACGACATGCAAGTGTTCGCCATCGACCAGGACTGCGTCAGCTGTGCCGCCAAGGGCTGGGTGCAGGGACTTTAAACCCTCGTCTAGGTTTACTTCAATGAGCTTTTTTCTCGGATTCTCGACCAGAGCATTGATAAAGTTGGCATAACCTTGGGCCATGGATATATGGTCGGGGTCTGTACCAATTGGTATCTCAGCACCGCGCAGAATGATTTCAGAAAGCTCATGGATCGCTGTGCCAATGGCAGCGGCCTCACCGGCTGGCTCATAGGGCATGAGGGATTCGAGTCTGTAGCTGCCTGGGCACTGCATGAATCGGTCTGTTCTGGATGCTGAGAGTCGGGCGTGTTTTCGTGTTTCATGTTGCATGGTTTCTCCTGGTTAAATAATCTGACTGACCACATTGAGCTTCTTTAAAACCTTGGCCAAGACTGTATGGTCCAAGCTGGCCTTGATGGTCAATATGTAAATGACGGGTGGAATGCCTGACTTATTGATATTTTCAACGCGACTTGATGCCTGCTCCAGTGCAGATGTGGACCAAGTGCATTCGACAAAGACAATCGTGTCGGCAGCGGATAGGTCCACACCCTCTGACATGGCGCCGATGTTGCCAATGATGCATTTGGTCTTGCCCACTTGAAAGTCTGCAATCGCTTTGTCGCGCTTGGCCCGTGGCGTATCTCCCACCACTGTGACCGGCATGTGGACAAACAGCAGTTTTTGAAGCTCGGCCACCACATCCTTGTGGTGCGCAAAGACCACCACCGGATCACCGGCCTGCAAGAGATCATCGATAAATTCACTGGCAGCCTTGACCTTGCGCATCCCAGCCTCGCGCATGATCTCGGCCAGACCCTCAAAGGCCAGCAAGGCGTTAAGGTTTGCCATCAACGCATCGGCATCAAAACTTTGCTCTCTTTTGTCATTGGGCAGATCAAAAGTGATCAGGCTCACTTGCGGGTCACGATAGTCCTTGAAGACGGCCTCTTTCTTTCGGCGCAGCACATGGGGCTTCATCAGCTCTTTCAGTTCACCCAAGTTGCTGGCGCCACTGGTGTCGAGGCCCCATGGCGCCGACCACATCTTTGCGTATCGGGCCGCAAAGTCAAACCAGCCGCCTCGGTAGATGCCAAGGCCGTGCAGAATCGGCCACAGCTCGATGGGCCTGTTTGGTATAGGTGTGCCAGACAGTGCATAGACATGGCCAACTTTCTTCATGGCCAGCATGGCAGCCTTAGTTCTTTGTGCTTTTGGATTCTTGATCCTGTGGCATTCGTCCAAAACTAGGGTCTTATATCTGTCCACTTGCGTAACACCATACTGCAACACATCGTAGTTAATGATGGTGATATCTGCTGAATTTATCTCTGACGCGCCCTTCTTGCCGTTGACCACATGGACCGATACATTGGGGGCCAACTTTTGGAATGCAGCCTCCCACACTGTCTTGGCAATGGCTGGGCAAACGATGAGGGCCGGTAGGTTTTCTAGTGCAGCAGCTGCTGTGGGTAGCGTCTTGCCCACTCGGGGCTGGTCGGCCAGTATGGCCCTGCGCCTAGACAGTAAGAAGAGCTTGGCCTCTTGCTGATGTGGGAATAACTGCATGATCGTTTCCTCGTTTTAACTTGTTGCGATCATATCTGCATTTGTGCTAAAGTGCAATTTCTGCAAACGCAGAAAACGATAAATCGTTAAACCTTGAAAACCTTAAAAGGAAAAAACCATGTCTACTAGAGTCGTAACCGGTAAAGTTCGCTTCTCATACTTCAGCGCTTTGACAGCTCGTAAGAATGAAATGAACGGCAAAGAAGAGTTCTCAACGCAAGTGCTGGTCCCCAAGACCGACACCGAAACTGTGAACCAATTGAAAGCAGCCGCCAAGGCCGCATTGACAGCCAAGTTTGGGGACAAGATTCCTAAGACTGTGCGCAATCCATTGCGTGATGGCGATACAGAGGCCAAGTCTGATGGCTCACCCCTCGGGCCAGAGTATGCGGGTCACTACTTTTTCAACACCAAGTCAACCACCAAGCCTGGCGCTGTGGACGCCCATGGCCACGACATCCTTGGCAGCCAAGACATTGTCTCTGGCGACTTTGGCCGCGTGAGCTTGAATACCTATGCCTATGACCAAGCAGGCAACAAGGGCGTGAGCTTTGGCCTGAACAACATCATGCTTTTGTCAAAGGGTGATTCGTTGGGTGGTGCAAAGCCAAGTGCTGCATCTGACTTTGGCGTGGTGGCCGGTAAGGCGCCAGCTGCTGAGTCAGTCGATGACAACTGGTGATCTGTCCTCGATCAGCTTATCGAGCGCCAAGTGCAATTGATTGACTGATGTCCACAATGGCTCCACAGTTCCAGACAGCCACCGGCTGACTTGGGACTGTTGGATGCCAGCGGCCTCGCACACCGCAGCCATGGTGATCTTGTGAGCTTTGGCCCTTGCCCTGATAGTGTGAATTGATTCCATGGGCGCATTTTAACTTGCATTTCATGTCAATACTTGACTAGTTTGTATGGTTATTGCAAAGTATTTTAATTCGGGCATAATTCGTTACACCAACACAAATTCAGTTGGGTAACGAAATAAACGAAAGAAACGAAATGACAAACGCAACACAAACTAGCCGCAACGAATCAATGTATGGTTTTGCTGATATTGATTCTTACATTGAGTCAGTCAAAGAATCCATCACATACCAATTCACTGGTGGCAACATGGTAGTCGCTGGCCTGATGTCAGACGCTCAAGAGTTGATGTCTTTTGGTGATACAGAACGCGCCCGTCAAACCCTCAACATTGCCAAGACGATCATGTTCAAAATCATGGATGGCGAATTGGTTGGCACTCAACCTTCACGCATCTAAGGAGTAAACAACATGTCACGTCAAATGCACTTAAACAAAGGCGGTATCGGTTTTGCATCAAGAACCGCATGTGGCCGCAACATGTTGCGCACTCCCATGAGCACTGACTGGGAAAACTTCAAAATGGAAGCGCCTGCTTATCGTTGCATCAAATGTGTTTCAAGCAAACAATTTGAATTCAATACAAAAATGGATTCCCGCAAAGTTGCATAAACCCACGGGGCTTCGGCCCCATCAACGAAAGAAAACCATGAAACCCTCAACCGAAACCCTTCTGGATTATTTGACTGCTGCCGCCATTGGCGTTGGCATGGCTGCACTCTTGGTGGCATGGTGGTCAACATGAAATACCGCCCAACACCCAATTGTCCCAGGGGCCTTTATGAGTTTGCCTGCTCAGTGGAAGACGTTGACCTTATATGCTTTCTGGAATACAGCCCAGAAGAGAAAGGCTCGACCGATTCTCATGGCGCCCCCTATGAGCCAGACCTTGAAGAGGGCATGATGCTGAATAACGCATACATCGCTGGCACTGATGTAGACATTGCCCACATTATTTTGCAAAGCATGGTTGACCACATTGAAGTGTCTGCGCTGGATAAACACAATGATCGATAACCAAGAAATACCCCCAGCCCTTGATGTCTGCCTTGACCTGGTCAGGGACTTACTCCACCCAGAAGCCTTTGGCCACGCAATGCCGGATGAAGTTAAAAGCCGCGCATTCGTTGTCAAAGCCATGCTGGAGCGCTTAAAAGCAAGAATAGAGGCCAGTGATGCCTAGAGGAAATAAACCCCGTGTCGGGCCTGCCATCGAGGCAGCGCTTCAAAAGAAATCAAATCTCTCTGACCTTGACTTGGCCAAGATGTGTTTTTGCGTGCGCAGAAGTGCAGCAAGGATTCTGTTTGAGCTGCGCCTCAATGACTTGGTCCACATCAGTGGATACACTAGAGTCCACGCCAATGGCCAGTGGCGGCCTCTGTGGTCGTGGGGTGAGGGTGTTGACGCCGAGGCGCCTGGTCCCGTGCCAGGCATCGAGCGCATCAGAAAACACCGCGAGAAAATGAGTGCTGACGACAAAGACTTTGGCAATGCCAGACGCAGGCAGAAAAGACGGGTCGTCAAACGCGACCCTTTGGTGGCTGCTTTTTTTGGGAGTTGATATGAAAATAGTTTTAGATGTTCAGCTGTCTAGCTTTGGTATCAACATCGATGTGCAGCCAGACAGGGCCATTGACAATATGTCTGGTGCAGACCAGCAAGCCATTGCTGAAGAGGCTATTCGCGCTCTTGAGCATTACATCATTATGGTCACTCCTGACCAAGAAGTTTCTTGAGTCGCTTGATCTGGGCCTCATCCATAAACATGGAAATGTTTTCGCCACCAGTAGATAACCGGCCCCTAGTCAATTGATTTGGATCGGCATAAGTTCTACCAGCTGGGATATCTCCAGGCATTTGAATGCGACCAAACAAATCTTCAAGTGAAGCGCGCTTATATTCTGGTCCTGGCTTGTTCATTTGCGTTGGCAAAATCTTGTCGTAGACCGGCTTCATAAATTCTTTGACTGGAGCGCCACGGGTATTGCCAAAGAATATGCCTGGTATATCGTATCCATAAGCGCCATGAGTGCCAGGACTAATGCCACGATTTGGCAATGCCTCATAGATTGCGTCACCCATCAAGAAACTTGGTTTGTTCATTACATTGGGGTCAAACATGGCTCGCTGTAAGTCTGGGTAGTTAAAACCCAAACCTCTTTCGGCAGCAACATTGCTCATCTTGTCCACAAACACTTTTCTCAAGTCGCCTGCACTTCCGGCTAATAAGCCCTCACCAGTTAATAATTGCTGTTCGGCCATTGGGTCGTTTAAGCCAACAAAATCTTTATATTTTCCTTTTTCGCCCTTAATTGTTTTGGCTCGCATTTGATCTGAAATCATATTCAGAAGAGATGGGCTTGGATTTGTTGCTTTAATCATTGACAACAAGCCAAGTGTGGGGCCAGTTGAAAAGTTTTCACCGCCAGGTGGCATTGTGTGTGGGGCCATAAAGATTCGGCCAGTTCCACCCATTTTTAAATTCTCTTCAATAGCTTGCAATGCTCTAGTGTTTTGTGATTTAGCAGCACTTTGATTGGATGCGTAGCCAATGAAATTTTTGATGTTGTTTTCATCCATCATGTACATCAAGCCGCCTGGTGTGACAAACGCATTGTTGCCAAGTGGGATGTCGCTGACATTCTTAACTAATACATTGCGACTCAACATGTCAGTTGGGTAAGTCATAATGCTGCCGCCCAGCATCTCGTCATAGTTGACTGGCCTTCTGGCCACAATGCCTGGTAATTGCTCTGTCTCGTACCTTGTGCCGACCAATGGGTTTGGCTTTGATTTTGTTGTGTCTAAGTAGACATTGGACCGAGTACCTTGTGCCAGATCACGCAAGACATCAGCGCCAGCGCCACCGCGCTCAAGTATTCTCTCGACCCTTGGCGCCATGGCCCTCTCAAGGTCCATGCCCCTGCGCTCTGCCTGGGCCATGTAAGCCTGGCGAGGGATTGAGCCAAGTGCAACAGCCTCTGGGATTATTGGTGGCAGCTTGCTTGCCTCCATGAGCTGCGCAGCCTTGCCTAAAGCCTCTTGGGCCACCCTGCCGCGTGGGACATAGGTGTTGCGCTCCATGAATTTTCTGGCTTCTTCTTCGGCAATGCGCACAGCTTGTGGGCTGCCATACTGGCCGCTGGTGATGCCTTTGTACAAGCCGTATGGGGCGCCAACAACACCGGACAACAGTCCAGTGCCAAGAGTCGCACCAGTCTCGCCAATGCCCTCTAAGTAGTCCAGCAAGCCTGCCATGGTTAGTCCTTATGGTGCAACATAGTCAGGGATCATTCCACCAATCTGGCCAGAGCCACGGCCTGCAACACCGGCAGCTCTTGCGCGAGATTCGTTCATTTTCCTGACAATATCGGCCAGCTGTGCCAGCTGCTGTGGATCACGCGACAGCAAGATGCGGCCAATCTCATTTCGCACAGCCTCTGGGGTTTGCGTCTGACGGGCCAGATTAGTGGCTGCTGTGACAATGCCCATGGGGCTTCCAGAAGCCACCGCGCCAGCCGTCTGGGCCAATGGTGCTATGTCAAGATCACCAGCGCCTGCCAGTCTGGCAGCAGTTTGAGAGCCTCGGCCTACAGATTCCAAGCGCTTGAGCGCTTCTTCTCTATAAACGGCAGCAGAGAATGCTTTGTAGTCATTGCCAAATGCAGCCTTCAATCTGTCTTGCGTGGCTGGCTCTTTGTAGAATTTAAGCAATGATGTCTGGCCAGCCTCTGTGCCAGTCTTCTGACGCAAAGCCTGCAAAACACCAATTCTGTATGCTTCAAGTTCAGAGGGGTTTAAACCCTTAATGGCTTGTTGCGCATCAAGAATGTCACCCTGCATGACTTTGCGACCAATCTCGGCAGCATCCATCATCTGCGATGGTCCGGCATAAGTCTTCATGGCCAAGCCATAAGCAGACTGGCCACCGATCTTGGGTGATTTGTCAATCAAGAATTTTTCCAAGCCAATACGAATGTTGTCAGTGGCAATAGCGTCATTGCTGGCGCCAGTCTTTTTCATCCCCTGCGCTGCATCGTAGAGTGATCTTTTCAATGCATCCAAAACGCTCATTGGCACAGTCTCGCCATACTTCAATGCAGACAGATCAATGTCCATGCCGGTTTGCTTTCTGTAAAGCGCTTCAGCATTACGCTGCATATCGCCTGACTTTCTAAGCAGGCCAATTAAACTGTTGTCAACGGGAATACTCGCAGTGTCTACCACGGCATAGTATGGGCGTGATTCAATGTAGCGCTTGTTAGCAAAGTTCTCAAGTGTTTGCATAAACTGAGCGCCACCAGTGCCAAGAGTTTCGTCAGACGCTTCCATTAAACGGCCAGCACGGCCAACTTGGCGCTCACGAATGGCTCGCTCTGTAGCCGTTGCTGTTGTGCCAGGCAATGTGGCCTGCACATCGAGCAAATTGCGTGTGGACTTGTCACCCACATCAGCAATGCGAGCTTCTGGGCCTAATTTCAAAAGTCTGGCCTGCGCCCTGGTCAATGCGTTTGCGCCTGTCAATGGCTCTGGCACATCACGAATCAATGCCTCTGCCACCTTTTGCTGTGCGTATGTGCCAGCAGCTGTGGGAGACATACGCGCCATGACCTGACGACCACCAGCGCCAACCATACTCATCACTGGCTGTGTGGTAATGCCAAGACTGCCGCCGATCAATGCGCTTTTGCCAGCCTCTTTGAGCATGTCTATTGCATCATCCTCGTATGAGCCACCAAGGCCGCTGACAAAGCCATAGCCAGCACCAGCGCCACCAGCTTGGGCCATGCGTTGGCCTAAACCCATGACTTGGCCAGCACCAGGCGCAGCAGTCATGTATCTGCCTGCCGCTTGAATTGCTGGGGCAACCTTTGGCGCAACAGTTTCAATTGCAGGCACTATTGCACCGCCAATACTTCTCACGGCAGTGCTGGGTAGGCCGCCCACCACCATGGGCAAACTGGCCACCAATTGACCGCCAGCGGCCTTCCATGGCGCCTCTTGCTCGTAAGACTCGGCAGCACCACGCATGATGTCACGGCCTTGCGCGTAGGCTTCTGGCAATGAAATGCCTTGCTCAAGCGCTGCAAATGGAGCGCCAGCAGCACCCACAATTTTGGGGAATGCGTTAAATGTTGGGCCTTGCATAGCACTGACAAATCCACGAAATGGAGTTGAAAGTTCTGTGCCTTGCCGATAGGCTGGGGACTGGCCCAAGAATTTTAGGATTTCGTCTGGCTTGTATTGATTCTCAAGCGCAGCTGTGACTTGTGGTCCAACAGTAGGCAATTGAGCCAAAAACTGAATGATCTCATCATCCTTATAACCGGCCTTTTGTGCTTCTTTGATTTTCTCTTTAATGCCGTCCATGATCAGCCTCCTGGTACTTGAAAGATATTACCAAGGGATGGTCTTGTTGCACCGCCACCACCTGATGATGTAGGCGGTCTTGTTCGCATAACTGATGGCACATTTGCCGGAGTTCCAAGGGCTGTGCTAAGGTTTTTAAACCCATAAGCAGTGCCAAAATCTTCATACTCTTTGCGCTTTTTGTTATATGCATCGCCAGCAGCTGCATACAGTTCATTGGACAAAGCCTTAAAGTCTTCACGCTGTTGGGGCGTGAGCTTTTGGCCCGTCATCATATTGTTGAAATAGTTTTGCAATCTGTCCATACGGCCAGCAGCGGCCATAGCAATGCCAAGTTCAGACTCACGCACCACAGAGCCAGGGTCTAGCAATTTCATCACTTTGGTAGCACCAGCCACATCACCAATTGGTGTACCTTGGTCCAAGGCTGAAATGACTTGGCCATAAGAAGACTTCATGTCACTGAAGTCTTTATAAATTGGCTCTTGCTTAAATGCACCACCTAGCTTCATTTCGTTTTCAAAGCCCTTTTGGCCACCAGTCATATCCAGGACTGGCTTGACATCCACACGGGTGGCAATCTGCTGACGATACTGGCCAACTTGGCCAATGCCCTCTTGACCAGTTCCAGCCAATGGTTTGCCGCTGATGTACTCCACAGCGCGAATGTCTGGGGATTGGGCCTCGTATGGTGTGGCGCCTGTATATTCTTTCGACTGTCCAAGTTTATTGAATTGCATCATTTTGACTTGGCCATTCACAACCATTGGCTCTGGCTTTCCAAAATCAGCTTGAGCTGCTGCAATCTTTAAGACTTCCGGCATACCTTCTTTGCGTGGCATTCCGGCAATGATTGCACGCTGCTCTGGGGTCAATGATCCAAACACACCAGACGGACCAGGCGCTGCTGTTGGGACAGGCATCTGCGCTGCCAAGTCTGCGCGTGCCATTGTTGGTCCTACTGGGCCAGCAACAGACATTGGCGCCGCCAAGGCCGCTTGAGATGGCGTCAAAACTGGTGGCCGATCTTGAGGCGCCAATAATTTGCGCCATGACTCATTGCCAGCAGTTTCTTGCTGCATCTCTTTAATCTTTTGCTCTAAAAGCAAATCTTGAAAAGAGCCAGTTCTTGCCTGCTGATAACCCTGTTGGCCAGCTTGCAAAGCTGATCCAAGTGCTTGGCCCAAGCTGATGGGGACTGCACTTCGGCCACTGGCCTGCAACAGTGCAGCAGCTGCTGACATTGCAGCATTGCGGCCCAAGAGCTTGCGTTGTTCTTCCGACAGTAGCGCATCAAGACCTGATGGCGTGCCACCCATGCCGCCGCCAAACATGGCGCCTAGATTGCTGAAGTCAAATTGTGTAGCCATATTTCCACCTTATTCCAATAAACCTTTAAGGCGAGTGCTAACCACATCGCCCCTGCTCATCATGTTAGTTGATCCTGTGCCTGGTGCAAGCAAAGACGCCGCACGCATGGCCTGTCTTTCTTGACCAGGCTTGATGGCCAGCTCGGCCACCGGTGTTCCGCTTCTATCCATGGCCACAGCCACATTGTCAAAGCCCTTGGACTGATCATGCGCATAGCCAAACAAAGCCATGCCCACATCTTTCTCAGAGCCTTGGTCAATGATCTTGACCTTTGCAGGGTCGCTCGTGATCACAATGCCCCTGCTAGTCCTTGCCACTGTCAACCCGTCAGGGATGCGTGATGGCATAGGTGATCCAGGCGTGATCAGGATGGTGTCACGCTTGCTTGAGGGATCAAGCAAAGCCATGAGCTGCGCGTCAGCGTAGCGTTGTGGCTCTGGCGTTGGGGTGTTGCGCATGTTAGATGCCAAGGCCAAGCAATGCACCAATGCCTGCGCCCATGCCGCCGCTTATGGCGCCACCGGTCAGACCGGCCAATTGAGAACCGGCCAATGCACCGCCAAGCAGTCCAGCACCCACATTCTGAGTGTATGGGGTTGTTGTACTCATGCCAAGATTGGCAGGCTGCGCACTCAATGCAGACTGGGCCACACCAAGTTTTTGCAGACCAATGTTTCTGGCCGCATCCATTCGTTGCTGCTCTTGGGCCATACGCGCACCACCGGCGCCCATGACTGCTTGAGCGCCGCCAAGACGCAATGCCTGCTGTTGTGCTGCAAGATTACCAAGTTGACTTGCACCGCCCAAGCGCAATTGCGCACCTTGCAAGCCTGCTTGCTGATTGGCCACATCTGCCGCTGATCTGCGTGCAATGTCAGCCTGCTGCATGGCCATGGCCTGATTGAATGCCTGCTCATTGAGCTGAGTGCCAAGAGTTCCGGCCTGCTTGGCATAGCCAAGATTGGTCAAGCTCTCGGCCACACCTTGGCGTGATCCACCAAAAGCCTTGGCAGCCGCTGCACGCTCACCAGTTTGCTGGATAGCAGCTTGGCGTGAAGACTCCAAATCGGCCAATGCGTTTTTGCGCACAAGCTCGGTGTATGGATTCATGTAGCTGCCAATTGAGCCTGGTCCACCGCCCATGCTCAGATTTGTCTGCTGGGCTGCAATCTGATTGGGCTGATAGACACCGCCAGCCGCAGCCATTTGCGCGGCCAAGTCTGTGCCAGTAATGCCTGGGCCAGCAAGGGCCGTGTTGACTAAAGCCTCCTCGCCTGCCTGGTACATCGGGTTGAATCCGGCAAACTGCTGGATCGGTAAAGCTCCAGCAACCCCTTGGGCCTGCTGAAAGTTTGTTAAAAATGCTCTCTTGATATCTGGATCAATGGAGCTTGTTGATGTTTGACTTCCGCCTTTAGACATTTTGATTCCTTTAATCTAAAAGAGATTTGATTTTCTTTGCAGGCACTTTGCCTTCATTGATCATGTCCAAAAGGCCACGGCCATATTTTTTGACTGCGGATTTTCTGATGACATATTCGCCAAGGTCTAAGTACTTGGCGCCATCATCTGGACCAGGTGGGTTGTAACCCCAAACGCTAGTGATCAGGCCGCCATTAGCTTCACCGCCGCCTCCACCGCCATCACCACCGCCACCACCGCCATCACCACCACCGCCGCCGCCGCCGCCATCACCACCGCCACCGCCGTCACCTCCGCCGCCATCGCCAGCAGCGCCACCGCCACCGCCGCCAGAAGCGCCACCATCTCCACCACCATCGCCGCCATCACCATCACCACTGCCAACAGAACCCTCGCCCATACCACTCATTCCAACACCATCAGCAGCACTAGTGCCATCTGTAGCACCAGCGCCGCTATTACCCATGCCACTCATTCCAATACCATCAGCAGCAGCAAAACCCATGGCTTCACCCATAGCAGCGTCACTCATTGTGCCCATATCAGACACACCAACTGCCGTGCCTTTTCCTATGTTTCCTAAAGAAACACCTTCCATAGCGTTAGCAATTGCGCCAATGGCAGCGCCAATGGCTGAATTACCAATAGCTGTTCCAGAAAAACCACCGCTAGTGCCGACGCTTGGGCCGCCACCACCACTAACACTACCACCACCATCACTACCGCCGCCGCCAAAGCCTTCGCCATAACCAGCATAATTTCCCGATGGATTTGATGCCAAATTGCCATAGGGGTTATATCCACCGGCAGGCGTAGGACCAAGCAAGCCGCTGTAAGGGCTTGGCGTGTAATTCTGGGAATTCATTCTGGCCATGATCTGCTGGTATGGTGAACCATCACCACCAACAACATTGGGGTTGTACTGAGCGCCAGCTGGAATTGCTTGATAGTCGTAGAAGTTCTGAGCAAAACTTGGCACGGCCATACCGACTGGTATTTGCGTGTTACCAAGTCCAAGTGACTGCAAATATTGCAGCATTTCTTTTGTGATTGTGGCCATATCTATTCCCCTTAAAGTTCCTTTGCAAGGACAGCCCATTTGGGGCTGTAACCTTCGTCTTTCAAAAATGTCTCTGACCAGCCTCTGCGGCCTGCCAAAGTCACCCTGGTGCAGCCAACAGACTTGCCCCAGGATTCGATCATTGGTCGCATCCGTGAGAGTTCATCTAGGTCGCCACCAGCCAGAAAATAATGCAAATTCTTTAGCCTGGGATAGACAATGATCTCTGTCAATACCACTGAGTCTTTGGCTGGCCACAGCTGTAATCTGTTTTGCTCCACCATCTCAGCAACATCGTCAAAATTATGTGTGCCTCCACTGTATTCTAATGCGGCCTCCACATGGTGGCGCAGTCTCTCCAAATGTTCTTGGTCGCTCATCGCTTACCGCTGGCCACAGCTTCAAGGCGCATCACCCCGACTCGCCAATCAGCCAGCACCGCCCCAGTCACCTTCACATTGACTTGGCGCCCAGAAAACCTGACAGAAGTTGGGTTGGCTGCCGTATACGGGCCAAATGTGGATTGGGCGCCTGTGGGGTAGTTTCGGGTTTTAAATGAAACCACCGCCTCGCCCAAGGTCTGCTCATCCGGAATGACTTGGCGCACCGACATGATGTTGTCGCCATTGCCAATCTGCACTGGGCCAGACTCAGCATAGACGCTGGCGCTGTCGTAAGCAAAGCCAACTTCATGCTCATAGATGTAGCCGTCAGCCGAAACCATCAAGGGATTGATAAACACACCGGCATCAGTGCCAGCAGTTCTTGACAATGTGCCGATGTTCCAGTGCTGCTCTCTGTAGTTATAGGTCACATAAGAATCATTCTCTGTGCTTTGGCTGCTTGGGTAGTACCACCAGATTTCACCAAATCTGCTGTTGTGGACAGCATAGATTTTGGTCGCTTGGTTAAAGTTCATGTTGTTGAAGACATAGTCCGACACATCGCTTGGCAGTGGCTTGACATAGCCGTCATATATCCAAAAGCCAGACTTGCTCATCCAAATGGCTGCCGTATCAATGGCCGCCACAGACTGGGCAGATATCAGGCCGCAGCCGCTTCCGGCCTTCTCAAAGCCATAGACAAATGGGGCGCCAACATACTGGGCCGTATGGACATCTGTATCTGTAAACAGTAGGTTGACACCCTTAACCCGCTTGCCTGCAAGCAGAGTCCCTGTCGTGGCCAGCTCATAATCGCCTGCCTGGTTGTCGCCAGCTGGGGTCCAGACTGTATTGTTTTCTTGGTCTGACCACTGGACTTTTCTTGGGTTGCTACCGGCGCCAAGGGCAAACAAGATGCGCTCGGAAGTGACAAGCACTGCCTTATTGTTTATTGGTGCATTGGTGATTGCTGCCGCAAGTGTCGGCGTGGAAAATCCAAGCTGCCACTCATAGAGCTTGCCATCATGGCTGGAACATGCCACCAAGTATTCGCCCCATGTATCAAAGGACCATGTGGTGGCCGGTATGATTGTCCCGCTGTCTAATCGTTCAGTGCCATAGGCCAATGCGCCATAGTTGCTTGCGCCATAGCCAGTGCCAACAAAGGCGTTGGCACTGCCAGCTGAAAAACTTGTGGGGGTAATTTCTTTGAGTGTGCCGCCTGCATTCATCACATACAGTTTTGAATGTGTCCCAGCTGCGATCCATCGGTCAGCACTGTTGTCGCGCCAAGTCAAAAGACCTCGGCATAAGCCTGTCAGTTGGCTTGCAGAGCGCTTTCTCCAGCCGCCCATAGGCCGCAAAGTATTCTCATACCAGCGCACCAAGTTGGCATCAAACCATCTGCCTGCTGCCTGATACTCAGTGCCGTTTCTGTAGATGCCTGGGGGTAATTTGAGTGGTATGTACATGATCAGATCGTTGGTAGGTTGGACACAAAGCTCATTGTGACAATGGCTGATGGCACTGCTGGCCGTGTTGGACTTGTTCCGGCAGTGTATTGTTCAATTGAAACCCCAATATCGGTCGGTCTCCACATGATCTGGACATAGTCAGTTGCATTTAAGCTTACAAAGTAATTCAATGCAGCAATAATGTGGAACGGGTCGCCAACACCTTTTCTAGGTGCAAAGCCAAATCTACTGTTTGAATTGGCCACATTTGTACCATTGACCCGAAACCAGACATCCACATCCTGAGACGAATTTGTCGTATTTGTAAACTGAATGGAAAACTGCAAGTTCCAGATTCCAGCATCGGCCACAGTGATTCTGCTATTGCTGGCAATTGTGACGCCATTTGAAAAGTCTGTCGTGTTGAATGTGACAGCATAGGCCGTGGTGGTGTTGGCAGCCACCTGATTAGTGGAATCTTGAAAAGCCCCATGGGGGTTATTCATAAACTTGCCACCCCTTGGTCCAAACAAGGAGCCAAGGACTGTGATCAGTTTTCTAAAAAAAATGTTTAAAGCGCCATTGTTCTCGTTAAAGTTTCGGCGCTCATACACCTCTGGCGGGTAACCCAGACTCGGTATGGATGGGACTTCTAATTGTTGCTTGACATTGGCCATGGCTCAATTTTGCCACCTTATGCCATGTCTAAACCAGCGGCCTTGACTTCTGCCACTCGTCTGCCCCAGCCCTTGCCGAATGTTGGCCAAGTTGGCAGATCGTGCAAAAAAGACAAGCGCCTGTCGTTGTAGGCGTTGATCAGCTCATTGGCATCCATGGCCGCCACGGCCTGCAAGGTCTTGGGGCCAATGCCGCCATCAGGCTCCACGCCCACAGCTGATTGCAGCCACTTGGCAGCCCTGCCTGGTCCAGAGTTGATGGCAGCGTCAAAGACACAATAATCCACACCGGCAGGCAGATCATCGCCCTTGACCTTGTCCCAGTATTTTGACTTGTACATTGGACCCACGATCTCTGGCGTCAGGCCGCGCATGGTTTTCTCATCCACCTCATGGCCCACCCACTCCTCCCAGACCCGTTTGGTCACGCCAAGATTGGTCATGCCGCCTGGATCACTTGGGTGGTTGACATAACCACCTTCGTGGTGCAGCACTGATTTTAAGCAAGCCTCAAAGTTCTCTTTCATTTTTTCACCTTATCAGCAATCTTCTCCATTGTCCTACCCCCGAAATAAAAAGACATAACAAGCATGCCCCATTGCCCCAGCAATTCGACGTAAGCCCCACGGGTTTCATATTCAAAGATCGATGCAATGGCAAAGCCGGAATAGGCCACCAAAAGGAATACCAAGGTCATAGGCCGGATATTCTTTGACATCCAAGAGTCACTGGCCATGTCTGCCTTTGTGCGCTCTGTGAGATTATTTTGCTCCACCTCATACAGCTTAGTCTCATTGGCCATCTTGGCCAGCTCACCATCTTGGGCCATCTTGGCCAATTCCAGCTGCGCTTTGGCCTTGGCTTCTGGATCGGGAATGAGCTTGTCGATGAGCTTGCCACCGATATTAAGTATTGCGTCTAGTCCAATCATGTGATCCCCTTATGCGTATAAATCTAATTTCCGATTCTGGAATATCTCAATTCTCAGCTTGGCCTGCTCTGCATTCTTTTGATAGATTTCAAAGGCCAAGTCTTCAATGGCCATTTGAGTTTTCTTCTGCTCCAGCTGGGCCTGCTGCATCTCTTGGCTTTTGAGCATTTTACGTTCAACAAGGTCGTACTCTTGCGGATACCCGCTGGGCTTGATCATTGGGAAAAGCCGGATTGTGTCAATCGTCATTTCTTGTCTTCCCTCTCTCTCGCCCTTGCGTAGTAGTAATGAATCTTTGCTCTCAGTTCAGCAGAATCTGCCACCCCCGCCCATTCTGCCAAGTTATTCCACAAAACAAGCAGCTGATCAGACTTGCAATTATCCCCATTGGTGGTTATCCACCGAGACAATTCCATGTGCCTCATCGTTGGTTCGCTGATCCAACTTAAAGCATAGAAGTCTGACAACAAGCATTGCTTGGGTTGTGCTGACACTAGCAATCCAATGGATAACAAGCACAGCACTATCCATCTCATTTACTCATCTCAGTAGATGCCAGATTAAGCCTGGTCTTGATCTCTGTCGGGTCTTCTGGCACATCTTTAAAGCCCACAGAGAGATAGCCATCGAATTCACCCATTTGTGGTGGGATGCCAGCACGGCAGACATACTTCACGCCTTGCTTCTCTTCCCAGTCTGAATTTTTTCCAGTGACCACCAGCTTGTCGCAGTAGACCTCGCCACCCAGCATGGAGATCATGGACTGGTTTCTCTGCGGGTCTTTGTTGAACAGGGATGAATTAGTGCCATCCAGTGTCTTGTCGTGGCCCTTTGCATTTAGTGCAAACAGCGTGGTGCGTGAATTGACGACCAGGCTGGCTTTGTGAACAGTGACTGTCTCGGCCTCCAAGTCCCTTTGCACAGACAAGGCCACTTGCATCAAGGCCGGTGTTTCTTTCAGCTCTGTCTGGTGGCTTGAGCTGGTGATGGCTTGCAAGATCACTTGCTTTGAGTCCCAAGCAAAGTACCCTGCAAAGAATAGGAACGATAAAAGAATGACTGTAAAAAGTTTAAAAGGGTTATCAACCCATTTGATCAGGTCAACGACCTTGTCAATGTTGTTTTGATTCTTTGGTGCTGGTGCGGCCTTTGATGCTACTGGTGCGGCCTTTGGCTTGGGGATGGAGCGCTTGACAGCTGCCACCTTTGCAGGCGCTTTGACTGTTGTTTTAGCCGTTTTTTTTGCAGTCACCATGGGTAGGTCCTAACAATAATAAAAAACGACCAAATGATGGTCGCCACTAAAAGGGCCGCAGCAATGAATGCCACAGCCCAGTCTTTCACTTTAGACTCGTAAAGATGATTCCGGCCATGCTGGTGATCATAATTCCTGAGACACCCAGCATGATGTTTTCTAGGCGCTTGATCCTGGCACACAGCATCTCATAACGCAATGTGCAAACATCTACATGGGCATTAAGCTGTGCTTGTGTCGGGTCCATGATTTATTACCAAGGTGTACCAGTAGCTTTTACAGGATTCTTCAGCAAAGCAATCTGAGCCGCCAAAGCAGCCTCTGTAGCTGTCTTGTCTACTGATTCCCACACCCAATTCAATACAGTAGCTTCTGTAAGGTTTGCGTAGGGAATGGTAGGAGTACCTTTAGACCATGAGACTGTTGCGTAGATAGAGGCTGTGTGTTCTCCATCTACTGCTGTTGCTCTCCAATGTGCTGTTGTTACAAAGCCATTAGAGACTTCACGATCAAGTTGAGATATTGTCCAAGTGGTAGTCATGTTAGTCCTTACAGATTAGCAGCGTCTAAACGAGCTTTAAGTGATTCAATGATTGCTTGTTGTTCTTGGATGGCGGCTGTGAGGGTTGTAACAATTCGAGCGTAGTCCACTTGTTGGTAAGCATGGTTTCCTTCTGCATTCACAGCGTCTTTCTCACCACCAACGACATTTGGCAAAACCGCTTGCAACTCGTGGGCAATAAAGCCATCGTCTGGACGACCATCAATCCAATCAAATTGCGAAGGCTTTAGCGCCATGACTTTTTCCAAAGCACCAGACAACGGTGTAATGTTTGTTTTCAGGCGGTAGTCAGAAGTAGTGTTATAAGCAACGGCAGTTGTTCCGCTTTGCCAAATACTTCCAATCAGCGTTCCGTCATAGTAGAACTGATGATAGTAAGAAGTGTTTCCGCTACCTGTCACATGGCCAATTCGTAACAACGAGTTGTTGCTGTTTGGAAGTGCCATCAAACCGCCAGTAGCGGCGTTTCCAGTACTCCCCACAAGCAAGTTACCGCTTGAGTCTATACGGGCGGCTTCATTGCCAGCGGCAATAAGTCGCATAATTCCCGTACTGGCTGTTACTGAGCCAAGTGTTAAAGAATCAATAGCCGAGTCGTATGCAACCAAACCATAGTCTGTTGTAGGGCCATCAGAATCTCGCAAGTAAATCGCCGCACCTGTGCTTGACTGAATGTCTAAAGCACGCCCATAACTAGATGTGTCAGAAGGCGAAGTCGTCCCAATACCCACATTGCCAGCCGATGAAATCCTCATAGCCTCCGCACCACCTTCAGCAAAAGCAATGGTGTCAGCCGCAGGGAAGAAAATGCCTGTGTTGGTGTCGCCTGTGGCTGTGATTGTTGGCGCAGCCGCAGAGCCTGCTGCTGCGGTCAATGTTCCGCTAATTACAGCAGTTCCCGCCACACTCAGAGTCTTACCAGAGCCAACATTAAGGCCCACACTTGTGCCAGTTCCGGCAGCTGCAAAGATTGCATCAAGTGTGTCTAAGTCAGTATTGATCTTAGTTCCCCAGGTGTCGGTAGACGCACCAACTTCTGGTTTGGTAAGTAATAGGTTTGTGGTGGTTGAATCTGCCATTTTCTGCTCCTTTTAGACTGGTGTCCAAGTCTCTGAATTATCAACGATTGTGGTCCAAGTTTCTGATGTGTCGCTGATCGCCGTGTAAGTTTCTGCCGTATCGCCAAGCACAGTCCATGTCTCTGGCGAGTCACTGATTGCCGTATAGGTTTCTGCCGAGTCGGGTATCGCACCCCAGCCAAAACCAAACATGAGGCCGACTGATCCAGTGGCTGCATTACCAATCATTTCCACTGATATGACATTGGCAACACTTCCAACAGCTGCCGTGGCGCCGTTGCCGGTAATGTCTTGGAACGATATAACCTCGGCGCTCAATGTGCCGACATCACCAGTTGCGCTATTGCCTGTGACCGCCGTTGTCCTGGTCAGGCCCAGAGTGTCAACAGCAGCTGTGGACGCATTTCCTAATAAATCAACGGCAATAGACTGAACAACAGTACCAACATTACCGGTGGCAATTGTCCCGTCTTCTTGGATTGATCTGGATGATAAAACACTACCAACTTCTAAAGTTGATGCATTTCCATCCTCTTGAATAGTTCTGGATGTTGAAACGCTACCAACAGATAAAGTTGATGCATTTCCATTTTCTTCAATTGTGATTAAAGCCAAAACGCTACCAACAGATAAAGTTGATGCGTTTCCTGTAATAGCCTTAGTTCTGGATGTTGCGACTGTGCCTACATTGCCAGTGGCAATTGTCCCGTCCTCTTGGACAGAGCTGCTGGCCAGTAAATTCCCAATAGCACTGGTTGCAGCATTCCCATTGGCCACGACAAGGCCAATTCCATAATTGCCCCTGCCGTATAGCCCCGTCCCATAAGCAGCCATGCCGCTGCTCCTTGATTAAGCCAGCCGAATCAGGCCGGTGCTTGCATCATTGGTCGGCATGGTCAATGTGAATGTGCCAGCCGTGACTGTCTGTGATCCAAATGTGTGGACACTGACAGCCTTGTTGCTTTGCGTGCTGTTATAGATCAGGACTGCATCAAACGCTGTTGACAGCGTGACAGAAGAGTAAGTGATGCTGGCGCTGGGGGTCACAAACGCTGTCGTACCGCTGGTGCTTGGCGCAGTGCCAAATGTCACTGTCACGCCGCCAGCAGTGTAGCCAGTGCCTGACACTTCATTTGTTGCGCTGTAAGCTGTAGTAGCAGCATTGACTGTGGCGCTGGCCAAATACAAGGCAGCCTTAAAAGTGTCTGCTGTAGTGGCAGCGCGTACAACACCAGTACCAAAATTGTGATGACCCACTAACAGTTCACCCTTAAAACTTGTGCACATTGCTTGCGTATTCGCCATGATTTATTCCTTAAATTTGTTGACTGATTCCATCAGCAAAAACACTGCGCTTGAGCGCCATGTGAACAGATCGATGCACCAGCTCGCCTTCCAGCCAATACTCTACCCAGCTTGTTGTCTCGGTATCGTTGTCGGTTGACCCTTCGCGCTTTTCAAGCAAAGAATCATCCATGTCGCCTTTTGTCGTTGCAATGATCATGTCTTATCCAAAAGTCTTTGCACGGGTTAGCAGTGCCCCACCAGAGGACGCACCGCGATCATCGGCAGTTTGTGAATCATTCAAGGCACGCTCATACAGCGTTGCCCATGTCTGTATTCTCGCATCATCTTGCAAGTATGGCGCAGCTTGCAGAAGCGCTCCATACAGATAAATGTCGGGGTTTGATGCCAAAAGCCAGTTGCTGGCCACACTGCTTGATAACTTTGTCAACTTGGCATAGTAGGTCAGCTCGGTGGTGTAGTTACTGTCTGGTGTTGGGACCAATCTAAACTGGCCACCGACCACACCAAAAAATTTAGGCTTGGCGCTGGCCGTGTAATTGGCAGCCTCGTTGTCCAAGGCATCGATGCTCAAAAACTGTAATGGGGTCTGGGGATTTGTGCTGGTGAGCTTTAGGGATTTTGTCTCTAAGAAGTCATCAGGCACGGCGCCATACTGCGCGTCAAAATAAGCATTGGCCCTGACAATCATCTGCCTGGTGCGCAGTGTTCGCTCCACTTGCGCCTCGGCCAGAGAGATAAAGTCAGGAATGACAGAAGTCAGGTCCGACCGGTTAAGCCAGTCACCAATGGATGTCTTCAGCTCTGTATAGGTTGTCAGTGCCATTATTGGGCCTCTTTTTCCATCTCTTCTTTCACAATCCAAGTGTGTTCATGGCGAAACTCAAATGTGCCAATGTGGCCAATTTCCTTTGAGACATCATGGTCGATGTAGACCTTGTAACCCAGCTCTTGAGCTTTCTTACAAAAGAACACATCCTCACCCATGTAGCCCCTAGTGGTCTGCCACGGCATATCAAACCATGGCTCACTCATGCCCTCAAACACCTCGCGCTTGATCAGCATTATGCCAGTGCCAATGCTCCCCACCTCTTCCAAACCAGTAGATTCTGGCATGGTGTAGACGGGCTGGCGCTTGCCATTTTCATCATAGTTTTGGGCAGTTGGTCCAGTTGGCATTCTGCGCCTGGCACAGTTGGCAGCGACAATATGCTTGTCATGGGCCAGCAACTTGCCGACCATGTCTTGGGGGAATGTCATGTCCGAGTCGATAAAGAGAATGTGGGTGCAGCCCTCTCTCATGGCATCCAAGCAAAGGTCAGCCCTTTGGTTTTGGATGATTGTGCCTTGCATCAATTTCAGACTGATTGCGTCTGTGGTGTTGAGTGTGTGATAGGCCACCATGTTCACCATGCAGTAGGTGTAGTTGGTGTGGACCTGATCACGGGCAGGGGTGCAGACTGCAATGTAATTACTCATACTTGTCCAGGTCGTGTCCTAAAGAATTGGTTATCGGAGTCGTTGAGCCAGCGTTTCATGTACTCTTGGTCATCGATCTTGCCCTCGGCCTTCATCTTGTAGTAAAGGGATTCGGGAATAGATGCCACCAAATGCCACTCACCATTCCAGTTGGCTTTCGCATCAGTTGCGTTATAGATGGCCTTGTTGGCCTCAATGACAGCTGTCACATCTTGCTCAGTCTCAATGGTCACATCGCCAGTTTCTGGATTTTCATGCCAGTAGCGTTTGATACCTTGATCTTTGTTTTCGTTTAAAAGTCTTTTGTGAATCATGTTAAAAAAAGAGCCAGATTTCTCTGGCCCTTTCCTTTGCTTTGATTAAGAAGTAATCAAGTCAGCGGCCAAGCCGTGGGCGTTTTCAGCCAACACTTTATGACCCCACTCAACGATCAGCATGCGCTTTTCAGCGTCACCAGTCTTGGCCAATTCGACTTGCTGGTAAGGACGCAGCACAGTCATCTTGGCGTAGTCAGGATCGATCACCCATGCATCGCGCTCACGCTGGAAGCGATTCGCAATAACTTGGACATTGCCGAAATCGGAAACGTAGATGTCAACGGCGCCGACCAATGTCGCAGGCTTTGCACCACCATCAATGTTGAAACGGCTGGAAGCGATACCAGAGAAACCTGATACGCGCTGTTTGTTAACAGGACCGCACATCAAAATCTTAGGTGTACCACCAGAAGTCCACACTTTCTGAATCACATTCTTGAGAATGGTTTCAGTGAATGTGCGCACTGTGCCATCTGTACGGGCGCTGTTTGGCAGCGTTGTGTAAGATGGATCAGCACCGCTGGAGCCTTTGTCTGTGTTTGTCTTAACAAACGCACCCAAAGAAGCAGTCACGCGGGCAGTTGTAGAATCACCAGCCACAGCGATACCGCCGTTCAACAGGACGAATTCTTGGTCGCGCTTCAACTCAGAGCCACGCTTTGCGATTTGGTAAGCCAATTCGCTGCGACGACCAGCTTTGTTAACCACTTCTTCAGTAGCTGACAAGATGATTGTCTTGCGTGAAATCTGCGCGTAGTTTTGCAAACGCACAGTAGCAGTCACAGCGTCAAAAGAAGCGACATCGTCACCCTCAAGCTGTGCATTGGCAGCGGCTGCGGCCAATGTGTCGGTTTGCCACTCAAACAAGCTGTTGGACACATTCTCGCGTCCAATGTTGCTCATGTAAGGGGTTTCTTCGGGTGCAATGTTTGTGATCACATTGCTCAAGTCTTCGCGGATACCCTTGGCCGAATAGGTCAAGAATGTGTTACTTACGATAGCCATAATTTTCTCACTTTAATAAAAGTTCAATTGCAGATGCCGCATCATCGATGCGACCGGTTTTTGCAAGACGCTGCTTTGCGCGTGTACTTTCAGTTGTTGTCGAAACCCGACCAGCTGCACCAGGCTTGGCTGGTCGTGGGCCATTGTTCACCACAGGCTTAATGCCTTGGCGTTTACTTACCATTTGGTCAAACATTGCCGCTTTACGCAGCAACAAAACCAGCCGGTGGTCGTAAACACTCTTCAAGTCTTCATCGGAAAAGCCTGCTGCCTTCGCAGACTCAATCACCAGCGCCTTTTCGGCCTTTGCCTTCTTGGGGTCTTTCCAATCTGGCAAAGCTGCTAACAAGGCTTCTTGCTGGCTGGCAAGTTGGGCCTCCATAGCACGCTGCTGCTCATACTGAGAGACTTGAGCCAGTCGCTGCTGTTCAAATTGAATAGCACCGAGCTTCTCTTGTCTTTCGCGCATGACTTCCTTTTGCCTTACCCATTCAATTGGGTCCTCGTGATAGAGGCGCTCCAAATCAACTTGAGGCTCTGAAGACTGAAGTTGGGCTTGCAATGCTCCCAACAATTGAGCGTACTGCTCACGCTCGGCCCGTACTGCCTGCGTTTCATGCTCGACTTGCTTTCGCACTTCGGCAATCTGCTGCGTTTTACGGGTGTAGTCCTGAGTCCTGGAGTAGCCTTTCTGAAGTTCGTCCAGCGTGACAGTAACTTCCTTGCCGTCTACTTTGACAGTGAAAGTCTGTGGCTGTTCTTGCCCCTCTTGCTCTTCCTCTTCCTCGGACTGTTCCTCTGAAGTCTCTTCGTCTGGCGCGTCTTCCACACCAGACTCATCCTCCTCAGAAGCCGCTGCCTCTAAGTCCTCTTGGGACTCTTCGGCTGGCTGCGTCTCGTCACGTTCTGCTTGTCCTTCATCAGGGGCCAACATTGCCGAGATAGCACTGGTCGCATCGACCATATTCATTGCTTGTATTTCTGCCATAGTATTTTCTTAAATTAGTGTTTTCTGTGATTTGACGATAGCGTTCTGTGCAATTTTCCCGTTGTCCATAACTCTGATCAACTCTTGCCGCAACCCATCAATGGCCTGCAACATGCACCACGCTGTTTCGCGCTTCACAGACTCTTCGGGTTTAGATGATCTAAATAGCCAAAGTTGGTCGTTTTCTAATTTCGCAATTGCAGTGTTGAGGGTTTCATCCTCAAGTAGCTGCTTGGCCTTTCGGCCCTTGTTTACCTGGTCTTCGTTTGTCACTTACTGTGCCATTCCTTGAAAGGTTGATGGGGGCGCCATCTCGGGCATTGGTGGCTGCGCTTGCTGCATTAACTGCGCTGCTTGCTGCTGGGCCAACAATGCCTGTTGACGCATTGCTTCACGATCAATACTTTGTGCTGCATCAATTTCAGCAGTACTGATCTGTGATTTGTACTTTAACTCAATTTCGTACTTTTTTAGATACATGTCTTGGGCCATCTTGTCACGGGCCAAATCATCATCCAAAAGCATTTGCTGGCGCTTTAGTTCTAGCTCGGCTGCTTTCTTTTGGATATCGGCCTTGATGGACTCGGCCTGCACTTGAGCCAAAACCTCCTCTGGAGAAAGTTTTTGCTGTGGCGCTGGTGGCTGGTAGTCAGCAGGGATGTCTTGAAAAAAGCTCGTTGAATCTTTAAAGCCAGACAGCTCTACGATTTTTCGCAGGGTATTGCTGAACTGCTGCGGCGTAACCAATGGGTTGGTTGGGCCAAGCTGCTGCAAGATTTGCTCTTGCTTGGCCATGATCATCATCAGGGATTGGAGCTTCTCATTCGTGTCGCCATTGCCAAGGGCAATGTTGATGTTGGCATCCATACTCGAATCCCAAAACCTTGGGTCGATGGACACCCACTCATTGCGCATACGCACCATGCGTGCTTTGTCCTGGTGCGTTGTGGCCAAGAACAAAATGCCCTTGAAGAGCTTTTTCATGCCCTCGGCCAGAATGCGTGCTGTCAACTCAATGCGGCCTTGGCTGGCTGATATCGTTGCATTCACAGCTGCCTTGGTGCTTGATTGCAATGCGTCAGCGTTCAGACCCATGGATGCCTTGCTCATGCCGGTCCGGTCTTCCTTAATCTGGTCCATGTATTCCATCATCGGGAATGCGGCCTGACCCACAAATGGGGTCGTCAAGGGTTGGACCATGCCAGGCGCACGCATCCGAATGATGGCGCCGGTTTCGTTGTTCAATACATCATCGATGTTGACCTGACCCTCGACCACTGCCGTGCGTGGGTGAATGGACTGGGCCAAGCTGTCCAGCGTGTTGCGGAGTATTTCCGACTTGATCTCTTGCAAGTCGCGGGTGATGTCAAAAATTGACATTGCCTCAAGTGGGCTGGTGTGTGGCTCTGGGTCGCAGGGAAAGTCAGCAAATGGGATGTAGCTAGCCGG